ATACAGCGCCTCGTGTTATTTCCATATAATCGTAATCGTAATCTACACTACTGGTAAAACCGGAGTTGCCAGCATTAACTGCTGTCCGCATTATGTCGTAACCAGTCTCAATACCTCCGCTATCACCAAGCTTCATCCGAAGCGTTGACGCTGACGCTGCGATAATATCAGTTCCAATAACAGCATACGCATCGTATGTGGTATCCAAACCTGTAACAGTAAGAGTAGAACTGTCAGAAGCGGCTGACGAGCCAATTAAATTCCAAGCTCCAGTACCCGAAGTGGATGAGGCCCAGGTGCTGCCATCAGAAGTCAAAACATTCCCCGATGTCGACGGTGCGATCATCTGGGGTGCCGAGCTGCCATTTCCGAGCAGTACATAATTGGCCGTCAGTGTGCTGGCACCAGTACCGCCATTGGCTACGCTAAGGTCAGTGCCTAAAGTTAAACCGCCAACTATCTCTACGTCCGTTCCGCCCGTTGCAATTTTAAGAACATCTGCGTCAGCGTCATTTTTGATGGTTACGTCGTTGGTCGAGCCCTGCCCGGTTAAAATTAGCCCTTCTGCGGCGGTGTATCCCATTGCGGCATTGTCCGCCGCAGCCGTATCTCCGTCAGCATTTACTGTAGATGCAGTGACATCCCCTACGATATCTACGTTTGTGGCACCTGTCGCAATCGTAATTACATCGGCATCCGCATCATTCTTAATCGTTACATCGTTGGTGGACCCTTGGCCGGTGAGAATAAGGCCCTCTGCAGAGGTGTAGCCAATCGCGGCGGTGTCACTAGCGGCGGTGTCGCCGTCTGGTTTAAATGTCGCAGCGGTAGCATCTCCAACGATATCTACGTTTGTCGCGCCTGTCGGAATAACCAGGACAGCCGCATCCGCATCGTTCTTTATCGTGATGTCATTCGTCGAGCCTTGACCGGTCAAAATAAGACCTTCAGCGGCGGTATACCCCATTGCCGCATCATCACCAGCGGCAGTGTCAGCGTTAGCACTCACCTTTCCGAAAACAGGGTTCAACAAGGCGTTGACAACAGCGGCCCCGCTACCGGCCCCATCACAATACACAATGGCGCTCGAACCATTAGTGATTGTTATATTTGCTCCACTACCTTGGCTGATGATTACACTGTAGGGACCACTTGACCCGGAATCAGTGGTTGAGTTAGTGAAAATAAAGAAAACCGCAGACGTGTTGGGGGCCACAGTTACCGTGTTATTTGCACCAAGAGCACCGGTGAATTTGATGACCCGGTACATGCCGTCCTGTAGGTTTTCTGTGCCTTGGTCCGGGGAAGCTTCCCTGACCGTTAAAGTGTGTGTAGTACCTGAAAGAGCGACTGACCCGTAAGAAGCTATCCGGTCAAGAATGTCAAAATTGAAGTTGGTGGTTGCCCCCCAAGTCCCTGACTGTTCCCCAGTAGCTACTTCTTCAAAGCCGAAATTAGTTGTGAATGTGGAGGCCATAACTCGTTCCTATGATTATGCGGAGACTACAGGCCAAGAAGGATTAGCTGGGTCTGGGGTATTGGCAGGCAGATCCCTGAGTTCAGTGCGATAAGCTTCCCAAGCGGCATGCTGTTCATCAGTCAATGCGTTTTTGGGCGAATCCGTCCAATCAGATTTATATAGCAGTCCATCTCGTTTTTCTCTCAATCGATCCATTGTGAGTTGATTTTCCTGCGGCATCGCTTGCAAACTACCATCAACCAAATGCCATTGCCCAGCAACCGTTTCATCTGGACAATCCATCCAGGTCAAGCTGCTATGAACCGGGAACTCTTGCTCGGCTACATCAACAACATTTGAATTCTGAATAAGCGCCTTCATCACTTGTATTCCTCAATGACCATTATTCCAGCCTTACCAACCGAGCCAACCGTTCCACCGCTCCCCGAATCAGTTGCTCCTCCAGATCCTCCAGATCCATAAGCCCGGCCTGGATACGATTCGTCATCCCCGCCGACGTTAACTCCACGTCCACCACCGCCCCAGAATGATGCTCCGCCCGTACCTCCAGTTAAAGCGATGTCACCGCTACCCATGTACCCTCTAGCTTGCCCGTCTCCGCCATCGATATTGATGTCTCCACCCGTAGCTGTTCCCCCGCTACACTGATTTGAATCAGATCCGTTACCATTCCCCCCGACACTGCCTCCGTACCCGCCCACCGCCGAGTTGTAAGAACCAAAAGATGAAGTTCCGCCAGTACCTCCTTGAGCATTCGACGCTCCTGCAGTACCGGCGGCTCCTATGGTCACCGTCTCTGAACTCAGCGATGTCACATCTATAACTTCGATAGCAGTAGATCCAGCGCCGCCGCCACCGCCTTTGCCCCGAGTTTCAAATGATCCTCCGCCACCACCGCCGCCACCAGTAACAGTCACCTTGATACGAACAATATCGGTTGGCCGGGTCCAGGTGCCACTACTTGTGAAAACCTGCATGGATGCGAAGCCGCCCCCACCACCACCAGCAGCTTCCGATTGCCAAGTGGAACCCGTCGAGGTTAAAACTTGACCGTCCGATCCTGGGGCGATCATCTGGGGTGCCGAGGTACCGTTTCCGAGTAATACATAATTCGCCGTTAGGGTGGACGCCCCCGTCCCTCCATCAGCTACAGGAACATCCGTCCCTCCAGCTCGATAAATCGCATTACCCTCGACAGTCAAATCTCCCGCACCCGACCTCGCTAGAGTTGTATCGGAAGCAGCACCAATATTTACTGCTGTAAATTGCGGACTATCTCCTGTTCCAATACCAATCGAGGTGCGCAGGGTCGCTCCTGACTCGGCCACCGGATCAGTGGAACCGTCTCCGACGATCATTTCGGAATCAGCGAGAACACTCATAGCAGTCACAGCGCCTGTGCCACTACCGAGCAAGACACCACCGTCGGTTAAGGTAGAGGCTCCCGTACCTCCATCAGCTACAGGAACATCAGTGCCACCGGCACGATAGATCGCATTACCCTCGACCGTTAGGTCACCAGCACCTGATCTAGCCAGGGTTGTGTCAGTAGCGGCTCCGACATTTACCGCTGTAAATTGTGGGCTATCTCCAGTACCCACACCGATTGATGTTCTAAGAGTTGCTCCACTTTCGGCAACAGGATCAGTGGAACCGTCTCCTACGATCATTTCGGAATCGCTCAATACTGACATTACCGTAATAGCACCAGTACCTGAGCCTAATAGGACACCACCGTCAGTTAATGAGCTTGCTCCAGTGCCACCATCTGCGACTGGTACGTCGGTGCCACCGGCTCGATAAATTGCATTACCTTCTACCGTTAGATCACCAGCACCTGACCTAGCTAGGGTTGTGTCAGTAGCAGCTCCGACATTTACCGCTGTAAATTGCGGGCTGTCTCCTGTCCCAACCCCAATTGACGTTCTAAGGGTCGCTCCGCTTTCGGCAACAGGATCCGTAGAACCATCACCAACGATCATCTCGCTATCGGCTAAGACTGCCATTGCCGTAACGGCACTCGTACTACTGCCGAGCAACACTCCACCATCAGTCAGAGAAGTTGCGCCCGTACCTCCGTTCGCTACGGGGAGCGTCCCTGTTACTCCAGCCGTTAGACTGACTTGCCCCCACGAGACATCGGTCCCATCCGTCAGCACTACATTGCTTGCCGAACCTACGGCTAAACGGGCCGTTAAGTTGGAGGCATTTCGTACAACTATATCTCCCCGTGTAGTTAATGGTTCCACAAGGGCCGGGGCCACTGCTGCGCCGCTTCCCGCGCCATCACAATAAACCAAGGCACGAGTGCCACTAACTAAGGTGTAATTAGCTCCGCTGCCTTGGCTAAAAATTAAAGAGAACCCGCCAGAAGTTCCATCTATAAAAACAAAGAAAGCAGTGGTGGTATTAGGTGCTACAGTGATTGTGCAATTCTGACTTAGCGACCCCGTGAACTGAATAACTCGGAACATTCCATTCTGAAGATTTTCAGTGCCTGACCCAGGGGAAGCTTCTCGAACAGTAAGCGTTGCTGTCGAGGCATCGGACAAGGCAACCGCTTTGTAAGCCGTGATGCGGTCTAAGATATCAAAGTTAAAATTGGTGGTGGTTCCCCAATCTCCAGTTTGATCGCCATCGGCCATCTCCTCGATACCGAAATTTGTCGTATACGATGAAGCCATGATCCATTCCTATGCAGCTATTTGTGTCCAATCCGGGGTCTGTGCATCATCAATTTCGCTAAAACCAGACGTTTGCGAAGTGCTGATGGTGGCCCAACTTGGCGTTTGAGAATCGTCAATAATCCCCCATACTAAAACACTGCTGACGGCCCCCGTAGCGGAAACTCCAGTTACATCAACTGTAGTACCACCACTCACCGTAACTACACCAACTGCGCCTGTTCCTGCAACACCTGTTACAGAAACCGCAGCCGCACCTGTGACGGTGACAGAGCCTACCGCACCGGTGCCTGCAACACCTGTTACAGATACAGGAGCAGCAGAACCCCAAGCTCCTGAACTCCAGGTACTACGACCCCAGCCAGTGATTGCCGCCATTAAGCTATCCGAATAATCGCCGTACTTGCCGCCGCTGCGGGAAAAGCAACTGTGAAATCTCCCGCACTACTAGTTTTATCTTCGGTAAAATCCAAGATTACGACTGAAGGATCTCCTGACGCGCTGTCATTAAACAGCAAGCCACCTCTTGCGGTTATAGTCGCAGAACTCCAAGTGGTATCAGCAAAATCCGTATAAGCCGTGGTGCTGCTAGTTGTCGGATCTACACGGGTCAACGAATTACCCTTTGCTGTGTAATTAGTGCCAGACACTTCATTTGACGATGTATAGGCAGTGGTGGCGGCCGTAAAGGAGGCGCTATTGGTATACAAAGCCAGCCTAAACGTGTCCCCTCCACTGTTTAGAAAGTTGTGCTTTGCCTCCATCAACTCTTTCTTGAAAGAGGTGCACATAAAATTTCCAGTAAATGCCATTGTTACAGCCTCCGTATAATTTCCGCCATATCTTCATGCCCTTGACTACGCATCAACGCCCAGATTGTGGTGCGCTCGCTAGCGGCCATCTTTTTCATATAGTAAATAAGAATCTCACGTAACTGCTTTTGATACTCAATAGCTTGGTCCCGTATAAGCGGATTAGCATCTTCCGCCACTAATATCATTTTACTCAAAGCCATTTCCGCCATTTGTTCTGGGCTGTGTCCCTGGTTTTCAGAGGTATAAACCAAAGCCGTGCCAACACTGGCCGAAATATCCATATCAAGCACTAAGCCACATCTCTCCTAACACGGTCGTATCTGTATTCATCTCTAGTCTGCATACCTTCCCCAAGATTTTTAAGCCATTTGATGGATTCTTGGAAGCGGCCCTCGTACGCAGACAAAATATCCTGCTCGCCTTTCATGAAGATATACGCCTCCACCAAAGCGCCATACAATAAGGCCAATTCAGCATTATCCCCCAACCATGTCGTACCACTACTAGCCGCCGTTATGGACTGCGGTCTATAAAAATAATGCAGCTCGACCGACAATGCACTACTTGGAGTAGGGGCTACTAGAAGAGTTTCATCATTCCAATCGGCGTAATAAAGAGGGACGCCTTCCGTAGCCGGATTAGGCGTGTAGTCCTGAACAAACGTCACTTGCTTATACAGCAGAAACTCATTGTTGGAACTATTAACCACACTCAACGAAAAAGGAGCCAAAAAATCAGTGGGCTTCGTTAAAAACTTATTTGACGCAGTCAGCGACCCACTAACATTTTTCCGGAAAACATCTAGCTGGCATTCTTTTAGAATCCTCTCTTCTGCGTTTAAAATAAATCTAGTCAGTTGACTAGCAAACGTAGTCTCTGAATTATCCGTGTAATCTTCTATCGCAGTTTTTAATGTTGTAAAAGTAAAGGCCATTTTATGCGCTCACGGTTACCGGACCAGCAGAGGCAAAGCCTCCCCCACCTGTACTATTCCCCACAGTGGCAGTGCCACTGCTTGCGGTAAAAGTATATGTGTTATCGTCCACCTTGGTTATGGTTCGGCCAGCGGCTATTTCAAGAACTGCTTCCGTAAAACCGTCAAAAGCTTCCGCATCTCTAAAGCGTACCGTGTCTCCTGTACTCC